GAATTTACCATAGCAATACCCCATCCATACCCTATACTACCCACATCGCAATCCATCCACCCACCACCACCATGACGCTAAAACGCTGGAAAACCCTAGAATTCCCCGCCGAGACAATCCTGTTCGTAGACGGCGAGCGCTGGGCGTCGCTGCGCGACGGCCGGCTGACGCTCGAGCTTCCCGCACTCACACCGCTCGAGCTTGAGAAGGCCGTGCAGCTGGCTTGGGGAATAGTCTCCCTCTACCGGACAAAGCGCAATGCGGGATAAGGAAGCGCTCGAAAGGAAGCAGCGCGCAGCGGCCATCTTCACCGATGCCGAGGTGCGCGGGTTCCGGGCATCATCCCTTCCGGCGCGGGAACTGGCGGAAATGGCCTGCTGCGGAATTCGCACCATGCGGGATTTGCTGAAAGGGCGGACATACGCATGGGTTGAGAGGGAGACGGCGCGGGAGCAGCCAGCCCCCCTTGCAGGGTTCAATCTCGCGGGAAGCCTCGAGAGGCTGCACAAAAGCCTGCGCGAACCCGAGGCGGTCTCTCCCGAGCGCGCAGCAGCTAATGCGGTGCTCGACCGAGGACTGGTGGTTAGCGGGAAGGAACTGCCGGAGGAAACGGCAGCCTACTTCTCGGACAAACAATAGGTTCGCCGCACCTCAGACGCGGCACAAAGGAGCAAGGAAATGGAAAGTTTACTCGAAGTGTTGATGGAACGGGACGGTCTTTCACGGGCTCAAGCCCTCCGGCAGATTGAGGAAGCGAGGGAGGAGGTACGTGAAGGAGCAGACCCAGAGGAAGTGCTCGCGGACTGGTTTGGCCTCGAGCCCGATTATCTATACGATCTTCTCGCCTAAAGGAGCCCCAAATGATGAACTCTAATCAAACCCTCCGCTTTCCCCGCACCTACCGAGAGGCGACCGGGATGGACGCGCATTTCGGACGGGACCCGGATGCGGTTGTCGCAATCGGCCTCGGGCTTCTTGCAATGTTCCTCCTCGGGCTCGGGCTGGGCCTGGCGCTGGCCGGCTAGGCCTCCGGTGTCGAGAGGGTCTCGGCTCGAGCCCTCTCCGCAACGGGTAATGGCGAGTCGCCCGTTTAAAGGCTCGCCAGTTTTAGGAGTTTTAGCCATGTCAGACGTCAAGCAAGTTAAACAAACAGAAGGTATCGAGGGTAAACAAGAGGGGACAGCACAGGAGGCAAAAGCTCCTCGCACAGTCACCCATGTAACCATGACAGACGGACGCGTGGTCGAATTCGTAGGCAAGCGCAAAATGCTGAAGGAGGTTATTCAGACTCCCGAGGGTGTTGCGGTGTGCTTTGACTTCCTGGACGGAAACACGCTGCTGGCCGTTGTTCCCCAGCAGCATCTGTCTTACGCGGCAGGCTACGGCTATGCGCAGAAACTCGGAGGCGAGGTTGCCGGTGCGAAGGACGGGGCGGGCAACCCCGCATCCGCCGAGGATATGTTCCGAGCGGTCGAGGCTCTGCACAATCGCCTAACGAACTCGGATAGCTGGAACAGTGTTCGAACCGCTGGCGAGGACTCCGAAGTCTCTGGCGCGGTGATTGTCCTACGGGCGATTGCCGAGGTCAGCGGAAAGGACATTGCCACTGTCAAAGCCTTCCTGGATAAGAAGATGGCGACCGCTGCTGCAGTCGGCCAGAAGCTCACCCGGAAAATGCTTTATGACTTGTTCAAACAGCCGGGCACCCCGACGGCGGCTGTTATCGAGCGTCTCGAAGCCGAGCGCGCGGCCAAGGCTCCGGCCAAGGCTCCGGCCAAAGACGCGCCCGTGGTAAGTGCAGCAGACCTGATGGCCGAAATGGGCTGAAGGTAAGGATTCACGCCCCTCTTTGCAGGATAGAAGAGTGAGCACGTAACCACAACATTATAGGAACCTATCATGTCCCTCTCCTACCCAGTCCCCTCTCGCTGTGCTTATCCCACCTCCCCTGGAAAGTTTGGCGAGCGCCCCTGGCATGAAACCGACGTTCGGCTGGCCGGTCGCGCTGGAGCTTGGTTCGGGCCTTCCACCCTCTTCGCGGATGACGAGGCCCGGCGGGCCGCGCAGGCCCTCACCGAGCTCCACTTTCTCGAGCTCACCCTTCCCTCGGAGGCCTGAGCCATGCCTGCGCCAAGAGCCCTTGTTCCAACCGAGCACCTCCATGTAAAGCTCGAAGCCCCGATTCGGGCTCAGATGGACCTTCACCTTTACTCCCCCCTTGAGGAGCGTGTTCCGAAAGGAGCGCACAAGGCGTTCCTTGAGGGTCTAATTCGCGCATTCTTCCACTCCCGCACACTTCCCCTCGAGGCGCACGGCTTCCCCCCTGGGTATTACGTCCAGGGTCCGGCGGAGATGGTCGAGGCACTCGAGCGAAGACTCTCGAAAGGAGCGATCAAATGAGCCCCGAAGAAGCCCTCAAGGCACTTCACGAGATCGAGGACGACACGGTTAGGAAAATCCTCGAGAATCAGGAACTCGCCTACCGCCTTAACCACCTCCTCAACTTCACGCGAGAGGCCATTAAAGCCCTTACTTCACCCACTTCTCCTAAGGAATCACCATGACACCCGAGCTTAACGCCAAGATAGCCATCTGGAGGCAAAAAGCCCTCGATGGAACCCTCGCCCTCGAGGAAATGAAAGAGGCCATTAGCGCGCTGCGCCAAGGCCGCGTCTCGGCAGGCATCGCATCCGCCACCTCTCGCGCCAAGAAAGCCAAGGTTGAGGTTCCCTCGGCCGCAGACCTCCTTACGGAAATGAAGTAGACCATGTCCAAGACCTGCCGAACCTGCGCCTCCTTCTCCCCCTACCAGCATGAACCAAACCTGGGAGAGTGCCGCGCAAATCCCCCTGTGCTCCAGTGGATTGTCCTCCCGCAGGAAACTCTCAAAGGAAGGGAGCTCGTCCCAACGCCCGCCTGCGGATTTCCCCAAGTCACCTTCTCCACCTGGTGCGCCAAGCACACCCCATCTATCGCCACTCTATCCTAACCTCTCGAGGTCCCCACCATGCCACGCTATCCCTTCCCCGAAGTCATCGACAACACCATCCGAAGCGCATTTGTCACCTGCCCGCGCTACGCCGAGCTCGCGTACATCCAGCATTGGAAATCCAAAATCCCGAATGTCCACCTTCACGCTGGCGGAGCCTACGCGCACGGTCTCGAGAAAGCCCGGCTGGCCTACTTTACCGAGGGCGCTTCTCCCGAGATCGCCTTGGCGCAGGGCCTCCACGCTCTCCTCGAGTTCTACGGAGAGTTCGAGTGCCCTCCCGACTCAGCCAAATCCCTCGAGCGAATGCTCGGCGCACTCGAATATACCTTCGACCAATATCCTCTCGAAACCGAAGCGGCGAAGCCCTCCCTGATCTCCACCGAGCGGCACGGCATAGAGTTCTCCTTCGCGGAGCCCCTTCTCGACGTCCTTCACCCTGAGACGGGCAATCCCCTAATCTACTGCGGCCGGATGGACCAAGTCGTCGACTTCGCAGGCGCTCGCTACGGGGAGGACGACAAGACGACATCTTCCCTCGGAGCCTCGTGGTCGAAGCAGTGGGACCTCCGCTCCCAGTTCACCGGCTATTGCTGGGGAGCGCAGCAAGCGGGTATCCCCCTCTCTGGTTTCCTCGTCAGGGGCGTTTCCATCCTCAAGACGAAGTATGATACCCAGCAAGCCATCACCTACCGTCCCCAATGGATGATTGATCGCTGGCGCGCGCAGCTCACCCGGGACCTCAATCGAATGAAGGCCGCCTGGCTCGAGGGCTACTGGGACTACAACCTTGACGAGAGTTGCAACCACTATGGCGGCTGCACCTTCCGAAAAGTCTGTCTCTCCCAAGACCCTACACCCTGGCTTGAGACCGAGTTCGAGCGCCGGAGATGGAATCCCGTTACCCGCGAGGAGGAAGCAGCATGAGTTCATTCAGCCTCACCTTAGACCGGCAGTGGCAAACTGACGCAGGCCCCACGGCGCTTCTCTTCCGAGTTGCCAGTGCGGGCTTCTTTTCCTACTGGCTCGGGTATGTGGAGGTGCCGTCGGATTCCTCTCTCTACGAGAAGGAGTACACCGAGGCGGGCATCAGGGCGGGCGTTAACCTGACCTACTCCGGCAGGCTGTCCGACAAGCCAGAGTACAACCCCCATAACGGCTGGTTTCTCGGGTTCGACACAGCCAGTTTCCGAAAGCTCGAGACGCGCGCTTTCTGCGTCTACCAGTGCGAGGAGATTGCTCGCCAAATCGTCGAGGCCGATATGGACTCCGGCGACTGACAGTTCCGCCCCTAGAGGCTCTCCCCTAGGCCTCTAGTGGATGCGCTGTTGCATCAATCCCTCCTTTCACTTCTCACCTCTCGGAGCCCATCATGCCCTCTCTCACCATGCCGTCCTTTGCCGGACTGACAATCGAGTCCACCGAAGATTCCATCGAGCTTACCCAAACGCGCAGTTACACCTCTAACACGATCAGCATTCCCCGACTTCTTCTTGACGAAGTGATTGCACAAATCCTGACCATTCGTGACGAGCCTTTCCCGGAGGAGCCCCTGCCATGAACCTACTGATAATTAAGGCCGCCGGCCAAGACTGGGACGTTCAGTTTACTTTTGACGAGAACTCCGCCCAGATCGCAATCGCCCACGTCTCCCAGCACGGGTACGAGTGCACACGCCCCCTTCCATCCCTTCACCAAGTCCTATCCGAGCCGTTCATGCAATTCCTCGCGCAGGCGGTGTTTGATCGCTTTGTTAGTGAATTCACAACCTTCGGCCTTCAGGATGCCGACGCGCGGCCTCTCGCTCACTGAGTCAAATCCAAGGAACTCTCATGACAATTCCATCCCCCTCCTCCCTAATGGGCCCGAAGATTCTTCTCGAAGGCCCTGCAGGCACCGGCAAGACCTACGCGCTCGGCACACTGGCCGACTGGGCCGAGGCCAACGGCAAGCAGATGTTTGTCCTATTCACCGAAAACGGCCTCGAATCCCTTCTCGGCTACTGGCTTGATCGAGGTCTTGAGGTCCCGAAGTCCCTCCACTACCACTCCACCATAACGAAGCCCCTATCGCTCAAGTCCCTCATGACCGCAGCGGATTCCGTTGGCCGCCTATCCTACGAGGCCATAACGAAGATGATTGACCCGAATCGAGGCGGCATCAATAACGCCTTTCACGCTATCCTGAGTGCCTGCGCCGATTTTCCCGACGACCGCACCGGAGAGAAGTTTGGGGCTGTCGATTCCTGGGGTGTCGATCGAATTTTCGCCATCGATACGCTCAGCGAACTCTCAAACGCCGCCTTCAAGATGGTGATTGGGTCAAAGCCCACTGCCTCCATGCCCGACTACGGCGTTGCGCAGAACAACTTGATGAACTTCCTGCGCCTCTGCACCCAAGGCATCCCCTGCACTTTCGCCATTACCGCGCACGTCACTCGCGAGACCGACGAGATCACAGGCGGCGTCAAGCTCATGACCAAGAGCATCGGCAAGGCCCTCGCGAATGAAATTCCCCAGCTCTTCAGCGACGTCATTTACACCGTGCGCGAGGGGGATAAGTTCTACTGGGATACTGCCGCAGCCAACGTTGACGTGAAGTCCCGGAACCTCCCCATCAAGGCCCGCCAGTCTCCCGACTTCGGCCAAATCATGGCGAAGTGGACCGGTCGCGGAGGAGTCTAACATGCTAATCTACTACTGGCCCTCCGGAGAATGGTGTTACGAGGAGGAGCTTCACGAAATGTCACACCTCTCCGACGACTACTCTCGCCTCATAGTCGCTTATTGTGTTAGCGAGGAGCTAATCGACCAGTTCGTGCGCTTAGCCCTCTCCCCCTCTTCCCGCTGTGTCGAACAGCCCGAGCACCTGTTCCCCTAGTAACCCCGCTCAACTTGACCTTAACCTAACCTTCAAGGAAACATCATGTCATCTTTCGATCCCTCTCTGTTCCTCGACGCCACTCTTGACACCCCGACCGAGAAGCGCCCTCCGCTGCCTATCGGAGACTACACCGGCGTTATCGGTGAAGTAACCGCTCGCGCATGGCAGGGCAAAGCCGACCCGACAAAGTCCGGCATTGCCTGGGACGTTCCCCTCCTGATCGAAGTTCCCGCCGAGCTTCAAGCCTCGATGGGCCTTCCCCCAACCATCACCCTAAAGGACAGCGTAATGCTCGATCTCACTCCCGACGGAATGATCGACAACGGAGTAGGTAGAAACCGTCGACTGCGCCTTTACCGAGAGGCCGTCGACCTTAACAACGCAGGCGATAAGTTCTCCGCTCGCGTCATGCAAGGCCGTACGGTGCTCGTGAAGGTTAGCCATGAGCTGTGGGAAGGTCAGCCGGTCGAGCGCGTAACGTCCGTCGCAC